CCAACACCAGTTCCAACACCAGTTCCAACACCAGTTCCAACACCAGTTCCAACACCAGTTCCAACGCCAGTTCCAGTTCCAACACCAGTTCCAACACCAGTTCCAACACCAGTTCCAACGCCAGTTCCAGTTCCACCACATCACACCCATGTACTTGAACTCCCTATTAATAATATAATACGACAAACGAATTATAATAATGGCAATAGGTTAGTTTTAACATATAATCAATTGTGTAAACATTCGTTCCAATTATATAAAATGATAGAAGACTTGCAAAAATATAATATCGATGATATAACGAAAATAACATTTGTAGCAATTGAACACAGTGATTATGAAACGGTCGAAGTACCACGATTAGAATTATTCAAAAAAGATAAATTAGTTTATGAAAAAATAGGTACTATGTCTCATGATGATTTATATAAAATGTTGGTATAACAACTAGGAGTGACTTGCGAAAATAATAACATAATATATTTTCGTAGAAATTATAATAATTATATAATCATATGCTATAATATGGTTGTTAGTTTTTATAAACACCACGATTATAAGGGATATGGTGTTCATTTAAACGAGGGGGAGTATAATACAAATGATTTGTATTTAAAGGGTATTCTAAATAATGATTTATCATCGTTAAAAATAGAATCGGGTAATTATATAGTATATTTATATTCTGGTGATAATTTCACAGGTAAATCATATAGTACAACTACATCAATTCCTAAGTTTGTTCCGATTGGTTGGAATGATATAACATCGTCTATTAAAATAATAAACAATAATGCAGTTTATAGTACTGCCCCCGTTCCTAATTCTCCAAATATATATAATAGCATTCGAGATAGTATAGTGACTATATTGGGTGTAACAAACGATTCAAAGTGGACTGGTTCTGGTTTTTTTATAAAGAAGAATAATAAATATTATATTGTAACCGTCGCACATAATGTAATAATATCTAATAGAAACACCCGAATACCAAAAGTCGTTGCCGCTATATCGAATACAAACAATACAGGACAAAATACGGCATATCAATGTAGAATAATAGGTATTGGTGGATTAGCAGATGTTGCCGTATTAGAAGTAATTGGAAATGTTATAACGAACCAGACGTATTTAAATTGGGGAAATAGTAGAAATACATCACCCGGGGATACTTGTTATATATTAGGAGATCCAAAGGGAGTAGATGCTATATCAATTACAAAGGGAGTCGTTAGAGATAATAAATTCACATATAATAATAGTATTGAATTGATATCAAGTGATGCTCAAATTGCGTCTGGTAATTCGGGGTCTCCTGTAGTAGATGATATGGGGCATGTTATAGGCATTCTATCATTTTCATTTGGAGATAGCGATTCATTAAGTGCAGGAGCATCACAATATATAATGGAATATATTGTAAATAATATAATAGAATCAGATACAGATTATATAGGGAAAGTATTAGATATTAATGCTCGCCCAGTGGATGTTTTATTTTTAGAACGGTATAATCTATTACCTGGAAATTTAGAGGGTTATTATTTATCAAGACTGAATAATACAACATTTACCTATAATTCAATGGATATTATATCAGGTGTGAAAATAAATGATAATGTATATAAGATTGGTGTATATAACAATCAATATCCACTAAGTTCATTTGTTTATAATAATCCCAATTCAACAATTTTATTGGAAATAAAAAATCTGAACACAAATATAATTAGATATGAATCCGTTACTATTAAAAGTATTTCAATAGACGATGATACACCAGATGGTAATATAATTAAAAATATAGTTTAGGTTGTTTACAAATAAACAAACTTGTTTACAAACTTGTTTACAAACATGAGTGAACGTATTCTAACATTTCCCACATAACTTTACAATCAACCTCGTTGTATTTAACAATCTCTTCAACTTCTTTAATATTATGTAATCCACCACCCATACTATTATAATACTCAATAGCAATCATTGTAGACAATCCATTAAGTTCTTCATCTTCCCATCTAGTATCAATCATTTGATGTCCATACATCGCGTTTGCAACAGTTTTCAAACTATAATCAAACGCCCCGTTGATATATACATTATCTTTGAATTGTTTATATAAATCAACCCACTTGCCATCAAATTCAGTTGAAATAGAATGTCTGTTACAACTATTATTATACATGCGACATTCGGCATTAGTCCAGTGGTAAAGTTCCATTTTTTTATATCCAGTCTTTTTCATTTGATTTACCATAAATTGTTTCCATTCGATAATAATACGCTTTTCTTCTTTAAATGTAATATTGTTTACCAAGAACTTCTTAAATACCCACTCATCGTCTTGCTCCCATCCAATACCAATTAAGTAAATTAGTTCCCCACTAGTAAGCACATCTAGTTCTGTATCAGCTGTGTATGTTTTATATATGCTATAATCTGTATTATGATTATTAATTGTCTCGAAATCAACATAGAACTTCATAGTATCACTTTTTGCAAACGCTGACTTGTTAGTAATTTTAATACGACTTGTTTGCCCACCAGTATCTCTATTAATCTCAACAATTCCAGCAACTTGCTTGTATTTAGCAACAACAGCTGGGTTATTCCATTGACATATCCCATATTTAATCAATGTCATTCGTTTATCATACCCGATTCCATTGAGTAAAGTCAATTCTTTAACTTGGCGTGCTAACACTTTTTTATAAGAAGTCCATTCGTTCATATTAGAACCCATATTGGGGTATAGTTCTACCATACACGGTTTCGTAATATCCCAGTTCATTCCATCCTCTTTCAATCGTTTCAACCAGTTAAGAGCATTATCGACTTCAATTGACGTGTCCATATCTTTTTTATGATTAATATCAATAATACCCAACTCTTTAAAACCAATGTGTTTTTCCTTGTTCTTATTAATACTTTTCGCAAGAATATAACATTCTGTTTTCATGTTCTGAATAGTGTCTAACATTCTTTGTAGAATAATACACTCTGCCTTGTAATAACTACTACTCTCTCGCTTATTGATAAACGAGTCTTTATTAAGTTCTAATGTACAGTACTTAAACTGAATGACACTATAATACCACTTGTTCTCTTCCATGGATGGTTGAGTAAAATTATAATCGCCACAAATCTGCGGAATAATATCATTTCGTACAATTAAATCACACACTCCATATATTTTTTTGATATTGTCGTGTAAAACACCATTGTGGATAATCTTCACCCCCTTTTTAATAGCATCGGTTGTTTTTTGAAAGTTAATAATTGAACATTCCTTATCATCTGTAATAGAGAGAACCCCAAATCTAGTTTCAATATTAGAAATAATATTTTGAAATAGTACATTTTTCTTACACTGAAGATTATATTGAAAGTTAAATCTAATATCCGGTTTTTTGTCCATCAGTGTTTTATTACCATACATATTCAACCAATCTACAATCGGATCATTAAGCATCCAATTCTTAATCATATTAACACTAATCCAACTATTATCAATACCTAGATTACTCTTAATCCTCTTAATACGATTGGTTAGTTTATCACCGTTCTGTTCATATTTAATAAGAGACCAGAAGTTATATAATTCTTCTTTAATTTTACCAAACCACTCCCGGTCTCTTTTAATAGTGTCGCACTTATAATCTTTAAGGATCCAATAAACTCTTTTCTCTTTTCCCTTAATTCCAGTGAAGTTAGCATACCCCTGTCTATCAATGCGTTTAAAAATACATTGATAAAGGTCGCATTCTTCTACATTACACACTTCCAGTTGGATTTGAATCTGCGCCCAATATTGCCGGGGAATGTCTGCCTCAGTATTCTTAAATTGTCGACTATAAAGACATTTGATTTCGAGCAATCGTCCATTTTCCATAATACCATCTGGACTAGCACCCAACCATTTAAGATATGGGTGAATAACCAACCCAACATCATGTACCGTCGTATCAATCATCTTTTCATAACATTTAGTGGCAATTGGTTCAAAGAATACACCGTGGTCAATTGCCGGGGACTCAATCATAATATCAGTCGTTGATAATTTTTTCTTCAATAGGTCAGTCTTTGAAGAAAATCTGTTATAACCAAGAATCGTCCCAACATCAGTTGCCGAAATAATAGTTTTTCTTATGGCATACCACTCGTCGGTGCGTTGTTCAATTTGGTTATAATCTTGTAAAAATTGTTGATAGTTAAAATTCATTTATAAGTATATTAAAATAAATAATATTTAAATCAATTTTTTATATAATTAATTATACACTTTATATAATTAATTATTTTCGAAAGCATTTGAGATTGTAATGTATTATGTTTGTTTAATTCTTTAACTGTGATAATACCTTATTTTCCAGTTATATCACCAACTCTCTAATATTGGTCTAAATCACTTGAATTACCGATATTATTCACATATAATCGATTTAGAATGCTGCACCACCATTAATATAAGTAACACTTGTTGCTAATGACGATACAAGAGACATGTGAATATACATGCATTCATGAGTATCTAATACTGTATCGTATGTGAGACTAGTTTTGAATGATATATTTAATGTATGAGCCGTGATGGTCGGTTGTAATAAGAATGATTGTTTTATAAATCCGTCGGGTGATACTGGTTCTGCTGCCACTTCATAAGTCACCAGAGTTTCGACGGTAGGAGTAGAATTACTATCAACCGCCTCTATTATAATTGTTGGATATTGTTTCACGATAAGTATGTCAAAATAAATATGTAAGTCTAATTCCATTGTAGTTGCGGGTGTCGGAGGAATTATACCGCCCAATATAAGGTACGAATTACCGCCTTTAAGTAGGGTAATTGATGTTGTTGGTCCCCTAATCACGCGTTGTACCCCGCGTATAATATCTGGGGTAATTACACTACCAGTCATAGTAGCAGTAGTACCATTTACATTACCAGTTACATTACCAGTTACATTACCATTAAAACCAGTATTAGCAGTAATGGTTGTTCCTGTAACCGCTGCAGGTGTTGTACCACCTACAATACCATCTAAAG